CCTATTTTAATATTATTTTTTAAAGGTCTTAGATCAAATTTAAGTTTTTGATTCAATCTATTTTTAAGTATACCTTCCACATCCCAAAGTTCTTTTTGTTTTTGATTCAGTGTTGCATAGGTAATGTTTGATAAAAATCCTAATTTTTGTAACATATAAAAACCTGTTTATTAGGTAGTATATCAGATTGTAGTTGATTTCAATATATTTAAAGCAAGGGGAGCGTGTGGTGGATCTCCCCCTACAAGCTTACAGTGTAAGTTATTTTTTAATCTTTGTCAACTTAACACCTTTAAAACAAGCGGGTACACCTAGTAAAGGTCTTTTATCCAGGTAGTTTTCTTTAGCTGCCTTAGAACTAGATTTGTTATAATGTAGAAATACTTGTCCACAGTTTTTACCTTTGAATTCTTCACGCCAATGTTCAAGATCACAACCTGAATAGATCAACATATCTCCAGGGTTGAGGTCGACTTTAATACCAGCCCGACCTGTCTTACCTGTTGGGTCTAAATATATTGGCCATGACTCACCACCTAAATTTAATGTTGTAGATATTTCACAAGAGTATCTATCTTTGTGACGAGCTAGGACATCACCTTCTTTATAAATTCTTGCATAAGAATATGTCTCTAATAATTTTATACCTGTGTGTTTTTCCATAACAGGTTTAACTTGCTGGAGTAATGTCTCCATTGCAATGTCACTATAGTGTGAATAAGTATTAGGCACTTGTTTATCGTTCCATACACCAAAATATTCTGTAAAAGGAGATAGGTATTTTTGATCAAATAAAAATCTTGCAACATTTCTTTTGTTTAAAAAATATTGATAAACAAACTCTGCTAGCTCAGGGGATATAGCTTTCTTTAGTACTGTATATTTATTATTTTTGAACGACATTTAATATTCCTTTTGGTTTCTTGATTTTTTTCATATTTCTCCTTTATTTATATGGCCATCCTAAATTCCAAATAACCAAACTGTTTCTTTCACCACTTTTAACTGGACATACTCTATGCCATACAAATGATGGAAATACAACTAGTGATCCTTTAGGTAATATTTCAATACATTTTCTAATGTTAGGTTTTTTATCTGGATCTTTATTTCTAAAATCAAATTCAAGTTCTCCACCTTTATAATCTTCAGGATCTGATAAAGATAAAGTAACTGATAGTTTTCTAATTTTACCATGGTCTGGTTCATTTGAATTTTCTCTTATATAGGGTTTTTCCCAACTATCACAGTGCCAATCATAATATTGTCCTTTTTTATATTTTGTAAATTGACAAGACTCAGACCAATCCCATTGAAAATTCCATCCAGCTGATTCATTTGCTTGATGTATATAAGGTTGAATCTCTTTATAAATCCATCTATCGTTCATCCAAACAATATTAGAATTTCTTTTCTTTTTTAAATCTACAACTTGTTTTTTATTTAATTTTTTATTACCAAAACCTCCAGTAACCGCCATTTGATCTTGAAGTTGATGACCATAACGAACAATGTCATCGCAAATTCTAGATGGGATTGCTGATTTAAAATACCAATAATAATTTTCAATGTTCATGTGTCTTTATTGTTTATGTATATTAGTTTTTAAAAATTCATACAAAGTGTTTTTTTGTCCACACACTTCATTAAATTTTTTTATTTCCTTTTCTCTATTTACTATAAATTTTTTTATTTGATTTGGCATTTTTTTATTTGTTACCTCTAAATTAAAATAATTCATACCAACAGATATATAATGAACCCCTGGAAAAGAATTAAATTTATAATTATTCATATAAACTTCAATATTTGATTTTAATTCAGTTTCTATTTTTCTTTTATCATAAAAAGATTTATTGTTTATTTCTCTCCAATATTTGGTATCTCGTCTATGAGATAAAGCATAATGATATGAAACAAATTCAGCAAAAAAATTAAAAAAGTCTTTACAATAATAATTAAAGTTATCTCTATCCCATTGACTTAAATTATTTCTTTTTAATATTTTTACAAGTTTCATTAAAAACTCATGAACAGTCAATAATCCATTAGATTCCAAAGGTTCTATAAAAGCTCCTGATAAACCTATAGCACAAACATTTTTTACAAAAAGTCTTTTGTGTATTCCAACTCTCATTTTAATATTTTTAAATTTTAGATCTTTTTCGTTTAAATTTTTTTCGTTTAAATATTTTTTAAATTGATCTAATGCTTCATCATCTGAAATAAACTTATCTGAATAAACATACCCAGTGCCTATCTTGTCCCAACTTGGGATATTCCATACCCACCCATTTTGAATAGCAGTACAATTGGTGTATGGTTTTAACTGTTTCTTTTTATTTTTATATTTTAAATTAGTAGCCCATGCTTTATTATTTGGAAGTAAATCAGAATAGTCTTCAAAAGGTTCTTGTAAAGTTTTCCCTAATAATAGTGAACTAAATCCTGTGCAATCAATATACAGATCAGCTTTATGTTTTTTATTTAATGATTTAATACCATCTTTGTTTTGTTCAATAGTATTAATATCTTCATAGATATGTTTCACTCCTCTAGGAATACAATAATATTTTTTTAACCAGTCAGCAAATTTAACAGCGTCCAAATGATATGCTACATCATTTTTAAAATTAAAAAATGGTATCTCTTGATTTTCATTTTTAAATAACACATTGTTATTTACTAGACACATGTTTGGTGAAATAAAATCTGCATAATCTTTATTATGTATTTTTGAATTAAAAAATTTTTTAAAAAACCATGTTTCTTTTGAACCTATTGTATTATTTTCATAAACTTTACCAAAAGGATAATGAAAACCTCCGTCTTTTAATTTATAAAAATTTTCAAATCGAATACTTAATTTATAACTAGCTTTTGTATAAGGCATAAAGTCTTCATCTTTTATTTCTAATAAATCTAACCACTGATTAATTGAAGACAAAGTGCTTTCACCTACACTAATAGTTCCTTTGGTTGGAGATTCTATTACTGTAATATCTTTTTTTGGAAATACTTTAATTAAAGTTGCAGCAGTCATCCAACCTGCGCTGCCTCCACCTACAATTGTAACTTTCTGACTTTTTAACATTTTTCTTTATATAAAAATTACTACACTAAAAAAATTACAATGTCAAAATTAAACCCAGGCTGTACCATTCCAATCATAAATTGTTGGACTTTCAGAGGTATTATTAGATTTTGTAGCTTTCCATCCTTTAGTGTTATCTGCTTGATATGCAGCTTCATCCCAATCAATAAGATAAAACCAAATACTAGGGTTAGCTTGGTCATCTTTAATTGTTGGAAATGTAATAGGGGCTTGCCAATCGTCACTAGAATCTAATGACCATGAAGCATAAGGTTGTTTACTTAAAAATTTATTTTTTGTTTCATCATAAACATATCCCACTCCTGCATATTGTTTTCTAAAATTATTGTTGTAAGAAGTTTGTTTCCAAGTTCCACCTTTAAAAAGATTTTGACAATATGTTTCACCATCAATGTGCATATCATTTTCGCCTAATGGTCCTGTTGCTGTAGGCACATCATTAGCTATAACTACTACGTTCTCTACAACTAGATGTGTATCAGAAGTAAATCCTGTTGGGTCTGTTTGTGATTTTAATTTTGAAAAATGTGCCATAATAATTATTTTTAACTTATTGTTAATGTACCCGAAGCTGTAAAAGTAGCAATCTTCTCTCCTCCTGGATGTGTTGCTGTTGCACCACCCGGAGTAACACTTAGAGTAGCTTCAGCAGGTACTCTTACAATCACTACTCCTGATCCACCTGATCCACCAGAGTATGGATTACTTGTACCAGCACCACCTCCACCACCTGTGTTAACAGCTCCAGCACTATTGGTTGCTCCACCACCAGAACCCCCAGGAGCTCCGTTAAAAGAACTTGGTCCTCCACCTGCTCCAGCTCCACCACCAGCAAACGCTATTACTGAAAAAGGTGTCCCACCTGTATTAATAATATTAGGAGCTCCTGATCCTCCATTTCCATTAGTAGTTGGACTAGGACTTGTTCCTCCAGGGTTAGCTGCAGTTCCAGCTCCTCCGCCACCACCACCCCCTCCAGGGCCTGGTGATCCACCTCCACCATTATTTCCTTCAGGAGGACTAAAACCTCCTAAGTTTCCATCTTGATTAGCTGGGTTAAAAGCACCTCCATGAATACCTCTACCACCTCCAGATCCACCTCTTGATCCAGAACCACTTTGACCCCCACCTTTACCACCACCGGTTGCAGTAATCATATCTGTTCCTTCAGATCCTCCAGGATTAAAAACAGATGGAGTACCTTCACTAGTAACATAATACGCTGGTCCTGATCCACCTCCAGCACCAACGGTTATTGTATAATCTCCTGATGCAAGTTCTAAAGCTGTAGCTTGTAAAGGGGCAGGTCCATAACCAGAAGCTCTATATCCTCCAGCTCCAGCTCCACCACCCCCTGCTCCACCAGCTCCACCACCACCAGCGACAACTAAAAAGTTAGCAGTATATATTGCACTACCACCAACACCAGCACCAAATCCTCTTACAGATCCTGCTCCGAATGTTGATTTTAAAGGCATCTTTCTTATCTCCTTGTGTTACGCAAACTGTGTTTGCGATGCAAGAACTGTAAACGTTGCACTTGCAGTTTTAATAATTGTATATGAATATGTATCTAATGAACTAACATTACCAGCGTCCGGTGCTGCTCCGCCCTGCCATTCTGGAGTAACACTTGATCCATCAATTGTAAAAGCATTGTTGTAATAAGCTGTTGCACCCTGAGAAACAATGTGTGCTACTGTAATAGATTCACCTGTATCCATAATTGAGTCTAATGAATTTGATCCATCACCTCTAACATTTAAAGTCCAGTTAGCTGATGCATCTGTTGTAAAATTCCATACTGCTTGTGTTAAAACATCATAGTTAACTGTTCCTGTAGCAGCCGTTGCTTCAGTTGTAACTTTTTCAGCTACACTTTGAATTTTACCTTGACCGTTGAAAGTTGCTCTGCCGATTCCTTTTGGTGTAATATTAAAATCAATATTAGTGTCACCGCCCACTGCTGCAAGTGAAGGTGTGTTACCTGTTGCTGCATTAGTTATGCCAAAATTATTAACCGCTGCACTAGTAGTTGTAAATGTAATTTGCTCATTAGAACTTTCATCAAGAATACTTTTTGTTGAATCGATAATAATATTATTACCATTAGTATCTAAATCTGCTGAAAGCTGTGGTGTATAATCTGAAGATAAATCTGTGAATGCTGTATCAACAACATTAGTACCGTCAGAATAAACCATTTTAGTACCTTTGTCAGCTGCTGCCCAAGTTACTCCAGTTCCTGAAGTAGTTTTAACAGTTACTGTATAAGCACCTGAAGTTGCATTATCAATAACATATACTTTTGATAAAGTGTCTGGAACAACAACGTTGACTGCACCTGCAATAGTTCCGGTTAATTTTAATACTTGGTTTTTACCATTTGATACTGCACCATTTGTAAAAGCTAAAGTAACACCTGTTGTAATAGCAACAGCTTCATAACCCGCAATTGCTTGTTCTAAAATTGTTAAGTTTGTATTTGTAATTTGTCCCCAAGTACCTGAGTTTTCACCCGTCGCTTGGATTGTAAGTTTTAAATCTGCGGAAGTAGTATTAGCCATAATTTTTGTTCTCCGATATCTTGTATATTATTTAAATTTTGTCATAGTGTCAAAGACTATTATGCAGCGTTAGTTGAAACTTCCTGCCATCCTGGAGGATCAACTGGTGCTGTGCCAGTATCTACTTCGTTCCAAATCAATACATTTGTAGCGGTTCCTACGCCAGCTGTCAAGCCAAATCCAGTTGGTAATACATTGCATTCAGGAATAATGATTATATCGTCATTATTTAAAGCCATTGTTAAGGGGAAACCACTAACGTCTACAGGAGTATTTAAATCAACTGAGACACTATTTAAGTTCACAGCCATTGCTTGACCACTTACATCTGTATTTGCATCTGCTTGAATGATGAAAGTATTTCCTGGTGCTAAATTCATAGCCATTGCTTGACCTGTTGCTTCAGCATCTGGAGCAGGATCTACTCCACTAAAGTTTTCAGACATAGCCATAACCAAAGTATTTACAGGTTGGTTACCATAAACTCCAAAACCATAATTAGAATTACCCCATGTAACTGGAGATTGAGCGGAAACTTCTGCTATAGTATTTGCATCTCCTACAGCTGAACCAAGAGCCATGACTAGTTCTTGACCTAAAGCATCTACAACTTCTGGATCATAGGACAATGTCATTGCCATCTCTATACCAGTAGGTTCTGCTACAAAACTAGCAAAAACTTCTGGAGTCTCTGTGCTTAATGTTAAAGAATTTCCTGTAGGAATTAAATTTGAATCACCATTAATGGCAACACCACTAAGTCCTTCGGACATAGTCATTGCTAAACCAGTTACTAAATGATTTGATCCAGATTCACCCCAGGTTTCTGTTCCCCAAGTATCTGAACCCCAACCAACGTTTACGAAAGATTCTACGGTTGCGGAATTTAAATTTGAAGATAAAGGTAATCCATCTACAGTAAAGATTTCATCACCTAGCGTACCCCATTTTTGGTATCCCCAAGTTTGATTACCAAATCCTGCCATAGGAGCTTACCTCCTAATTAACCAGAGATTCTTAAAATCGCTGCTGTTGATGTTGGTGCTGGAAATTGAATTGTAAACGTACCAGAAGTTGCAGTTTTATCTGCTCCAAAATTTAAAATACAAACGGCATCAGTAGTACCTGTTCCTACTCCCGCTGTTGTATTATAAATTAAAGCTCCTCTAGCTGTTAGTGATACACCAGTAAAAGATCTATCTGCAAAGTCACATCTTGCAACACCTGCAGTCATAGAAGTTCCTAAATTAACTAGAGCTCCTCCACCTGCTGCGTATTGACCAGTGGCACCTACTTCTCCACCTGTAATGTAATTTGAAGTTGTTGAATTTAAAGTTGCTGTTGAAATATAAAGAGCTATTTTATAAGTGTCTCCACCTGTTTGTTTAAAGCTCATATCTCCATCTAATAATTCTTTTTTAAATGAGTTTGCGATTGCTTGTGTTATTGCCATAAAATTTTTCTCCTATTGTTTTCCTATTCGAGGAACACCTGCTTGGTATTCATCCCGTCTTCGTC